GTGGCATTATGGCGTCCTCTCCGGAGCTGATGCAGACAGCAATGCGCTATCAACAAGGTGGCATGGTGCAACCTCCGGTCGCACAACCTCGAGTTAATCCTCAGTTCCGTCCGGATCTGATGCGGTTTGCCAACGGCACTGGGCCAGAAGGTATCCAGGTTGACCCAATGGCGGGTTACTCAGAAATGGGTGCTCGGATGGGCGCGGAGGCTGTTCAAAAGCAAGTGGATATTACGCAGACCCCAACAGAATTTAAAGAGACAGTTACGGAAAAACCTGCCGATACGAACATGCCGACATCTTTTGGATTTACCGCCGAAGGCGTAGATCAAGAAGTTAAGAAGTTCGTAGGCGAAGACGCGGTTAACCAGGCTGAAACCGCCGGGGAAGCAGTTATTAGCGGGGACGTAACGCCTGAAAACGTACCTCCTGAACTGGAAGATGCGTTGAAAAAAGTTCAAAACCCAGACGCGTCGAACCCAGAAAAGGCAGCGGCTATCCTTGAGGCGGCGGGAGTCGAGGTTCCAAAAGGAACTAAGGGCAAGATTGCTGCAATGAAAAAGTTGATTAGTGAGACTTATGGTGTAGACCCCGCACGGTACGACAATCTTCGTGCATTAAACAGAGCCACGGTTGGCTTTGCAATCGCAGAAGGTGGAGACATTGCTTCGGCCCTCAAGCAGGGTGCAGCCGGAGCCGCAAGGATTGAAGAGGCACAGTTGGCTCGTGAGGATTCCATGTCTGAAATGGCTCTACAGCAGGCCTTTGCGGAGAAACTTGCAGGTATGCGCAACAACGCGGCCCTTGCTGGAAAAGCCAGCGACTATACTCCTGAACGGCTGCGGCAACGGGCCATAGAGGCCATACTTAGAAGCCCTGATCAGTTTAATGTGTATGATGAGAAGACAGGAGCGGTTGACCCTGCAAAGGTACAACGTGAAGCAGATATTCTTGTCAGTGCAATGTCTAACAGCAGCTCACAGCCCCCTGTTGATATTGCCGCTCCAACTGCGACAGGCCCTAATTCAACAAACGATCTTCCCACCACTCCGGGTGTCAGGTTTAAAGACAAAACAACTGGTAAAATCATGGTCGTAGGACAAGACGGCGTGGCTGTGGAGGAATAAATGGCAGAAGATCGGTATGAGATCCTACCTTCCAATGAACCACGATACGAAATATTGCCCGCTCAAGAATCAGAAGAGTACGACCCTACTGAATACGAGGGCGTAACCCAAGAGTTCTTTGAGGGCCTAGGGTCTGGTGCAACGAAGGTTGTACAAGGTGTTGCGGAGCTTGGAGCTCTGGCCTCCGATGCAATCGCTGGAACAGATTACCATGAGGATTTGGTTCAAGGGTTTGAAGACTTTAGAGCAAATCTTGGCCTTGACCCTCAAGGTATTGCAGGGGCAATCGGCGAAGTAGGCGTACAGTTTGTTGTACCTGGAGGCCTTGCTGCCAAAGGTATCCAAGGGTTAAACGCCGTAGCTAAGGCGGGGAAGGCTGGGAAGTTTATGTCTGGCCTCGGTGCGGCGGGTCTGGCAGATGCCGTTACCGCGACGAGCGACACGACCACCCTTGGTGATTTCTTCGAGGGAGGTCCAACCGAAACAGAGGATTTGATTGGACTAGAAACAGAAGAGCGAGCAGTCGCAGGTCTTCTAAACAAAGCAAAGGTCGGACTGGAAGGAGCTGCGGGTATTGTCGCTGCCCCGTATATTGCTAGTGGCATAAGCAAAGTCGCGGGCGGCGCTGCTACGGCGGCGGGTCAAGTTCCAATTCTGAATCAAGCAGCTCAAGGCCTCAAGGCGGGCGCTACAAAGGTCGGCGCAAAGTTTGGCGAGATCGAAGAAGCACGGCGCTTGGGCGTGGATCAAGGTGCGTTTAAGAATGGCGTGGCAGAAGCGTTAGCCACGATGCGGTATCGAGGCATTCTTCCAGAGTCGGTTGCCGAATCTCGGTCCTTGATCCCAGGCCTGACCGAAGCCGAAGTGCAAGCCGCAGATAAATTAACTAATCTGCTGGACAAACAACTTGATACGCTGATGAAAAAGGCCAACAAAAAACTGGAAAAAGGCAGTCAGTTTGCCAAAGCTGATGCATACAACGCCATCGACAAATACTTAACCATGCCTGACAGAAAAGCAGCGGACGAGATGTTAAAGCTGTTCGATGATGACATCGGTAAAAACCTAAAGACTATGCGCAAACATTTGGATGAACTAAGTTCTAAGATCCTAGACAGTGACTTCCTAAAAAAGAATGACATGGTCGCCAAGGATACACAGAAGTTGTTGTCAGAAACTATTCGCGGCAACCTTGGTTCGTACATGCGCAGGCGGTATCGGATCTTTGAAGACGCTGCATATAAGCCAACAGACGAAGCGTTGGAGCAAGCCGCAGCAGGATTTAAAGCGGACGCTGTAGCCGTGCAGGACGAACTAGCTAAGGTGGCTCAAAGCGCACGAGACCCTAGAACCGCACAAGAGTTAGGTCTTAGCGACGACTTAAAGCTGTTGGGTCAGGTGACCGACGACCAAGCACGGATTGCCCGAGATAACTTCTTGGAGCGGTATAAACGTCAGAGCAACAAGAAGCCGTTCAAAGGAACAGCAAAAGTAGCTGCCGACAAACTTAGAACAGATCTGTTTATTACACGATCCAACCTAAAAGATTACCAAAAAGCTCTGCTCGGAGAAGTTAAAAACCCCTTGGAAAACTATGTTGCTACTGTGTCAGACATGGCAGAGTTCAATGCTGTGGATAACTACTTCGGTAACATCCGCAAGGCGGCGGAAACTTCTCCGGATGGCATCGGTAAACTGTTTCGCAACACAGAAGGCATGTCCCCAGAACAAATCAAGATGATTGAAGAAGAAGGGTTCGTGGTCCTCGGTTCTGGAAAGGGCAGCAGTAAGGCAGACAAGAGCCAAGCCGAAGACATCCTAGATTCGGGCTGGGGCTCTCTGTATGGTTTTGCTGTTCCTGAACGTGTGTACCAGGATCTCACGCGCACGGTTGTGGGTGATGTGGGTTGGTTGGGCAACGCTCTTCGCTCTACCTACTCAGGGTTCCTTCGTGTTAAAGGCGGCACACAATACGGCAAGACTATCTTGTCTCCTATTACACAGATCCGAAATGTCACAACAGCCTCTGCCTTTGCCGCAGCGCAAGGCAACGTTGGTAAAGGTGCTAACCTGTACGAATCTGTGGGTCTGGTGTTCAACAACCTACGCAAGATGCCCCCTGAAAAAGCGGCAGAAGAGTTTAAAGAACTGCAACGCTTAGGTATTGTAAACAGTCAAGCAGAGCTTCGAGAGTTGCAGGAACTGGTTGCCAAAGGATTTGGTTATACCGATGAGAAAACTGTCGAGGGGATAGCGGCTACTCGCAAGTTTGGATCTAACCTTACAGACAACCCAATCCTCGGGTTTATTAAGAAAAAAGGTAAGAGCGCAGAGAACCTTTACCAAGCTGGCGACGACATCTGGAAGGTGTACAACTACACGTTCGAAAGCAACAAGTTACGCAACGCCTTGGCAAAGATGACTCCCGACCAACAATTAAAGTATGTGTCACGGAAAGGTGTGAACCTTCCTAAGACACAATTAAATGTGTCTACGGAGAGATACTTTGATGATTTAGATGCAGCAAACGTAAGCCCCATTTCTAAAGAGTTATTAATGGGAGCAGGGCAAGATAACTTTAACGTCCTTAAAGCTATCTATGACGATGCGGACTTTGCACTAGACGAACTGTCAGCGGTTCTTGGTCGTGAGGTTACACCTAGAGAATTATCTCTTTTAAAGCAAGACGTTACTTCTTTAACGCAACGTGCTTTGGCAGATCAACCAGACACGATTACCGTATATCGTGTTGGAGACGTAATTGGTGACAGCCCACAGTCTTACACCTTGAACCCTAAATATGATGTAGAATCTAACCTGCCTTGGCGTACTGGAAAAGGCCAGCAGCTTAAAGCCTACACAGTCAAGAAGTCTGACATCTTGTCCTCTCCTGACATTACAAGTCGTGGTCGGATTGGAGAAGACGAGATCATTATTCGTGGTGACAAAGTAAAAGAAGGAAAAGCATTTGACCCTGTAGATGCGTTTATCCGAGAGGACGCCGCTCGTGTTGTCCGCAACACAGTGCCAAACTATAACCTCGCACCCGAGGCTATCCGTGCGTTGCGCCGTGCTCCAGTGGGTAACTTTATTGCCTTCCCGTACGAGATCATGAGGACAGGGGTCAACACGATTGCCCGTGGCATCGATGAGTTGGCAGACCCCAACGTAGAGATACAGAAGATCGGGCTGCGTCGTTTGACGGGGGCGATAACCACGTTTGGCCTACTGCCAGCAGGGGTATCGTCTCTAGCGTATAAGACTTCCGGTGTAACCAAAGAAGAGATGGACGCGTATCAAGAGTCCCTTGCCGCGCCTTGGGAAAAGAATGCTCGCCTAGTTCCGACTGGTCGACACGAGGACGGCACCCCAAAATACATCAACTACAGCTACTCAAACCCCTACGACATGCTCGAGCGCACTGCGATTGCAGCTATGAACACTTATGAAAAAGGTATGCGGGATGGTAAGTCCAGCAGTCAGGTCGTATCTGAGGCAGCGTTCTCGTCTTTGGGTGAGCTCATGGCTCCCTTTACACAAGAGTCAATCGCACTGGCGGCGTTTAGAGACGTGCTTGATCCCAATGCAGAGAACCCTGTGATGAGCGCCCTTGGTCAGTTTGGTCGAGGCGGTAAAACAATTACCGGAGCAAAGATTTACAACCCAGAAGATAGTGCTGGGGATAAAGTGGCTAAGTCGTTTGCTCATGTTGCGGACACACTACTGCCTTCTTTCATTCCGTTCGACGAAAGCGGTGGAAAAGTTGAGCCCAGTCGTTTTGCCCGTGGGTTTATTAATGGACTGGATTTAAATGAAACCTTGGGCGTTAGCGAGAAGGACCGGATGGGACGGGAACGTGATCTGTCTCAGGAACTTGCTCGTGCATTCACTGGTATCACAGAGTCGGACTCACAAGCCTCTGACTCATTAAAGTATAAAGGCTATGAGTTTGCTCGTGCCCGTCAGGATACCTCCAACATTTTTAACTCTATTGCTCGCCGTCAAAACGTAACCAAAGATCAACTCTTGGAGGCATACCAAGACGCCAATGCCGCGAGGTTTAGAGCGTTCAGAGAGTTCAACCAGGTTGTCGAAGACGTTCGAAAATTTGGAATGAAAGACAACGACATCCGCCGAGCGTTAAAAGAAGCTGGCGTCGGTGGTATCAACGAAATTATCCGTGGCGTGTACAAACCGTTAGATGTCAGTGACAGTGTATTGGATGACATGCGCCGTAACGGTACGATAACGGAACTGCCTAGAGCAGAGATAAGACGAATGATTACTCAACAACGTCGTCGCCGTTTAAACGAACCGTTGCCCACGGAACAAGAACCTCGCTATGAAATTCTACCTCCCGTAGAAGAACCTCGCTATGAGATCTTGCCTCCGTTGCAGCAGGAAGGATCCCTCCAAGTACCAACGGGTCCTGTTCGCACGGCTTCGGTAAGTCCATCTTTGTTGGGCGACAACCCAATCGATGTCGCCCGAAACATGGAGATCGCTACAGCGTCTCGATAGTTACCTTAACACCATTGCCGCCGAACAACCGGACCAACTCGTCGGCGCTTTCTTCTGTCTCGTGCAGGATGTCTTCGTCGTTGGTTAGGGCTGCTAAGTTAAGCGCCTCTCCTACGAAATTCATAAGTGCTTCTACCTGCATACGATGCATATCTTTTAAACCAAGTGTCGGCATGTCTTTGTTAATCATTCGATTTCTCCCCAATCTTCCTTAATGTCTACGTCTATCTTTGAAGGGACCTTGAGAGACACACCTGTCTCCATGATCTCCTTAATCCTGTCCGTTTGTTCCTGGCTCTCTATGTTAAAGCATAGCTCATCATGAACCGTGAGCATAGGAGTAAGTCCCTCGTTGTAGCAATCGAGCATAGCCTTCTTAGTTTGGTCCGCCGCTGATCCTTGGATCAAACGGTTGAGAGCCTTGTATGTGAATGCTCGTTTGATGTCTTTGCCGTACTCTTTCAGAGCTTGCTCGTGAGGCAGAGGTTTGCCTACTCCGAACTTTATTGGCTCCCACAGATGGAACCTGCACTTGCGGCCCAGCAGAGTGCGGATCTGACCGTTCTTGTCCGCCTGTTTGGTAGCCATGTCCGCGAGCTGCTTAACAAACGGAACCTTACTGCGGTGCCGCTTGATTAGATCCTTGGCGTCTCCCGCAGGAATACCCAACTGATCCGCCAGTTTGGCTACGCCCATGCCGTACATAATCCCAAGGTTCACCGTCTTGGCTTGCTTGCGGGTAATCCCAGCAAGGTCCGCAACCATCTGGTGCAGGTCGACGTCCCCGCTGTTAAACTCTTCCACTACGTTATCAACCACATGGCTGCGCAGCGCAGACGGAACGCTTGCTGCAAAGTGTACCAGCAACCTCGGCTCTTGGCTCGAGTAGTCAAACGACCCCCACTTCATACCGTCCTCTGGAATAAACAATCCACGGATCATCTTCTTGATGTCTGGATCTCGCGCTGGGATCTGCTGGAGGTTGGGGTTCGAGGAGGAAAACCTGCCCGTTACCGTACCGCCCTCATCTCGACGCGTAGAGTGCAGCTCTGTATGGATGCGTCCGTTGTGCTCGTGCCGTAGGATACTGTCGATAAACGTAGCGTCCGCCTTGTCGAACTCACGCAGCTTAACTAACTGCTGGCATACCTCGGCTGGGTGGTTGTTGAGCCAAGACTTGGTAAACGACGGAGCTCCGCCCGTGGTCTTACCCGTGTCCTCGTTTTCTTTTATCTCGGTCCTTGGATACTCCATGCCCAGCTTATCAAACATCTTCTGGATTGAAGCGGACGCCCAGATGTCCACCTCCATGCCAGCTTCCTTTTCGATCTTGCCGCGCAGCAGCTTGGACTGCTTACGGATTAACTTCTTGTTCTGCTCGGCTTTGTCCAGATCTACCCGCACCCCTTGGGTTCGCATGTCCAACATGCAGGGGATTAGTCCGTTTTCTATGTCCCAGATGTGCCACAGTTCCTGGGACTCGAGCTCGATCTTCAGAGCCTGCCATAGTTTAAGCGTCGCCACGGCGTCCTGTTCAGCGTACGCGCCCACATACTTAGGTGGCAGTTTGTACATCTCAGCCTTGGGATCAACGCCCCAGTCCTTAGCAGCCGCTTGCAACAGCCGCTCGTTCTTGCGCACCGCAGCAAAGTCCCGAGCCATCGAGTCCAAGCCAAAGGACCAGCGGTTCTCGTCAACCAACGCGCCTGAAATCATCGTGTCGATAATCCGACCCTTGATCTCTATGCCCTCGGCTCTTAGCCAGCCTGCATCGTACGTTGCATTGTGCATGATCACGTTCATATCAGGCACCGACAACTGCTTCTTGAGCCACCGCATCGTGAACTTCGGATCTAGGTTGTGAGAGTTCTCGTGACGGATAGGAAAGTAACCTTGGTATTCCCCCGCTGCCACCGCAATTCCGATGATGTGCCCATCCTTACGCGCCCACCCTGGACCCAAAGTTTTTATGTTTGGGTCATACGTCTCCAAGTCGACAGCCACTTCTTTGTACCCTGTTAGGTCCGGGTACTCAGGTGGAATGTTCCAGTCCTGATCGATCAGGTCCAGTTCGTTTTTAATCTGGTGGTGCAGCGCACTGCCGAATAGATTACTTTGCATTTGAAATAATCTCGCTGATGGGACGCGCGTCGCGTTCTATAAACTCTGCACCTAGAGCCGTGTAACCAGCTTTGTCCACCCAGGAATCTGCGTGGTCCAATGTCTCTAGTAAACGGCTGGTCTTCATCCAGTCCATCATTAAGGTGACGTGAGAGGGAGTTATGTGCCCGTGACTCAGCATAGCGCCCCGCAGTATGATGTTCCAGCCATCAGCAATACGAGCGTGGTTGTCATACGCATCACCGTAGTCCTCGGCCCGTTGACCGTTAATCAATTCCTTTGCCTTGTCTAAAACTTCATCTCGTTTCATAACATGTACCTATACTTGTTGTTGCTTTGTAGAATGTACAACGAGTGTCGCGCTCGAGTTACCCCAACGTAGAACGCTCGATGCTCGTCGTCAGGATAGTCACTGTTCACACAGGCTGCGGTGGATGCTGTATATACAACACAGTTGTCGTCCTCTCCGCCCTTCATGGCGTGAAACGTGGACAGTTTAATGCGTGGCTCAGACAGGAGATCGTCGCCTCGTCTCTGCATCGCATCGATGTAGTCTTGCTCGCCCTGTCCTACACGAAGTACATCATACGCACCCTGCTCGGCTCCCGTCAACAACCCATACTGGAGCTGTAAGATCTCCATGTCTAACTCGGCATCGGGAGCCAGCACGTCCAGCATCTGTTGACTGCCGCGCTTAACAACAGCCGACTTCCCCTGTTTAGGAACTGCTGAGTAGAAGTCCTTAATTCGTTGCAGCCCCACGCTCTTGCCCGCGCATAGGTCGTTCCAAGTTTCGATGTTCGACACCAGCTCAAGAGAGATGCTGGGCTTGCCTTTGATCGAGTACTTAAACCCTGCTCGTTTAATGGACTCTGCTAAATCATAGACGTATCCGTTGGTTCGAGCCATAATCGTCCATGACCCTTCGTGAAAAGGGATGTCTTCCATGTGGTAAACGTAATCTACCAGCCCCTCCTCGTCCCGAGAGTTGAAGATCTTCTCATGTCGTCGGCTGATCCGCTTGGATATATTCGTCGCTAAACGATGCACCGATTGTGGTATGCGGTAGGATTGATCCAGAACTTTTACCCTGTCCGAGCTCTCGTTAAACAACGCCACGTCAACCCCAGTCCATCGGTGGATCGCTTGATCATCGTCCCCCGCAATGAATACAGTTTCTGCCTTGTCCGCGATCTTGGAGGCCATGTGCCACTGCAATGGGGTGAAGTCTTGAGCCTCGTCGATAAACAAATAGTCTAAGTTCGGAGCTTCCCCCAATGTGATGTACTTCTCGATCATGTCCACGAAGTCATACTTGTTCGTGGCTGACTTGTATTCTTGGATCTGCTTAGACAACTGCTCGAGCTTAGGAAAGAACAGGTCCCTGTCGTTCTCCTGGTTAAACTCCGTGTCCAAATCAATCATACGCATCCGAGCACGGTGCTCGAGCTGTAGGTATTTGGACCCCGATCCTCCGAGCGTGGGCATGGACAGGCCGTCCTCCAGTGACATACGCATCTTGCCTTCGAACGTTAGGCCGAGCTCCCGTCCGATGTTGTCATAGTCTTCCTTCGACATGATGTCCTGTGGCTGTAATCCCAGCCCGTGGAATCCAAACGAGTGGCTTGTCTTCATGTACGGAAAGTCTTTGGGCTCGAGATTAAACTCAGCGCAAGCCCGAGACACCATCTCTTCAATGGCTTTTCGAGTAAACGAGATCACACCAATACGAGATGGGTGCGTCCCCATCGCTAACGCTTCCTTGATCTGCTCAATCAAGTAGTGAGTCTTGCCTGTGCCCGGTGGTCCAAGGACCAGTTCAGCTTTAGGTATCATAATCTTTTCCTCTTGGTCTGCTGTTGACCCAATCTTCGATCTCCGCCAAAACCCAGCGCGAAGCCGAGCGTCGATTATCGTCGGACCCAAGAACAATAGGCTTCGGAAAGTCTTCCGTCATCTGTGCTAACTTGTAGACGTAAGACCGTGATACTCCCAATAGATCGGCAACCTCTCCGACCCGGAGCAATCTGTTAGAATGGGATGTCATTATCTATCTCCTGTACGGGTAATTCTACCTCGTCCTCTTCAAATGCAGGAACCCACCAACAACGTATCGTTGTCCGCTGCCCTTTCTTTTTAGTAACATGTTGGATCCCATTGTCGCCGCCCATGTCCCGTATCATCTGGATGATGTGCGCTCGGGTCTGACCAACAAACCTTCGATGGTGCAGATACTCCAACAGACCTTCCAACTTGAACTTCGTTACTCCGCCATCGGTCCACGGCTTGTTCATCTCGATCTCTTCGGGAGCCATGGCACGGATGTGGCTGGTGCAGTAGGAGAACAGGTGCTCCTTAAACTGACCCGCAATCGTCTCCTCATACGGTATGTCGATGTACGTTGCTTGGCTCATCAAGCTGTTGACCATCTGCTGCCACTTCTGTGGCTTGGTGGTCGGAGGCATGAAGTTACACTGCTCCATGCAAGCCCTCTGCCAAAGCGTTTGGTTCTGCAACTGCTCTGATCCCAACTGGATCCGCAGCCCGTTGACATCCATAAAGTACAGGCGAGGCTCGGACAGCATGATTGTCAGGCCGCCAACCTGTGGCGCATCAGGTGCATCGTCGCTGATTCCATGCTTTGCCAACACGCACAGAGACGGATCACAATACGACTTGAACGGCTCGTCCTTACAAGTGTACCCCCAGTCCTTTTTCTCGTGCTGCTTAATAACCGTCATTACCTCGTTCGAGGGCAATGGTGTAGAGAACAACGTCCTGTTGTACTCTTCCAATGACGCCTGCCATGAATCTGGAAACTTCTTCTTGCAGTACACGCCAATAAAAAACAGGAGCTTGTTCCGAGGCTCGCTTTGTGGACCGTCCGAAAAGATATTACGGATGCACGGAGGGCCATCGTCGAAATGTTTACGGACCTTGGTCACTGTTCGAATGGCTTCTAAATCAGAAAGAGAAACCCGGCACTTATCAATCGCCGCAAGGAACTGGTCGAGCTCCATGGACTCTGCCTTTGCATCATAACAAAAACGTTGAGGCGTTTCCGCATCGAAGTATGGCATGTTAATAAAGTTACCGACGTCCCCGCGCTCAACAATAATCCTGTCCTGCTTCGGGAATATCTCGACACCGCTGTGGCCCAGCATAATAGACATCTCGGTCAGGTACTCTCGGACCACCGCTGCCTGCTCCCACTCCTTGAGAAACAAATACAGGTGTGCACCGCCCGACTTAGATCGGCACTGTAGCAACGGCAGCTTGAGCTTCTGGATCTTGTCCTGCAACTCTTTCTGGTTCAGGTCGTACACATCAATATCAATAGCACCAAACTTACATTGGTTCTCTTCATTGATCGGAATAGCGCCAACCCCCTGCTTGCCATCGATGTGAGCCTGAACTAGCTCCTCGGTCAACGGCTCGCGTATGATCTTACTCTTTGAGTCTGCCTTACCGTTCCGACCTATCCGACCTACGGATGTCGTGCCGTGAGCATTCTTGGCCCCGGCAAACGCGGCAAGCAGCTTTTTAGATTGTGACATTTACTGCTCCCAAATGAAGTTGGGGGACGGCCTGCAACACCCGCCCCCCGAGGCTGCTAGAACGGGATTTCGTCGTCCTGGTCCTGTGTAGAGGACTCCTGTTGAGAAGAGTGTTTGGGATCCCCCTCCTCTGGTGCAGCTTTCACTTCGCCTGCGACAACACTGTCGCGGAACGCCTTGGCTTCAAGCATAAGGTCTCGGTCCTGTACCAGACCTACCTTTTCAATCGCGTAGTTGAACCACGATCCTTGGTCATTGCTCTCTTCAACAGTGGTAAACTTCCACTGAGTTGCGAAAAGAGGCGGCAAGATCATCTGCCCTGTCTTCGGGTGCTTGATCTTCTGCATTGCAATCTGGGTCTTCCAACGACGGCTGACCTTCAACTGACTGGACTTCATGTCAACAACAACAGGTTGAGTAATGCCGTCCTCTCCAACGATCAAACAGAAGTGCTGGTCTGACTTAACCAACTCGTTGCCGTTAGGCAGGATCTCTTTGGCCCCGCTGCGCGTAGTCTTCGTAAGCACAGGATCGTCCGTTGGAATCTCTCCCTGAAACCCGCCCCCTTGATCACGAGGTACAAACTCTAGGTACTTAGTTGTCTGGTAACAGGGGATCACGTTGATGCCCTGCTCTCCTGTGAACAACTCCATGGTCACGTTGTTGAACATGTCGCCCTGCTCTGACCCTTCGATGTATTGAGCTTCACGCTTTTTTAACTGAGGGGACATCGCTTGCAGGATACGGACAAATGGAATCTGCATCTCGCTACTGTCGAACGATGCTCCCACCCCCGCAAACTCTAGGATGTCGTCCATTACATCTGTGCTTAACTCTGCACTTTTTTTCTTAACTACTGCGCCCATCACGCTTTCCTCCGAATCTGTGCTGTATTTGAAATGAATGCCCCGAACATATCGAGATCAATCGGTTTACCTTCCGTCACGCGTTCTTTCACAAACGCTTTAAGTGTGGACGGATGTACATGTGTCTTAGTCTGTGGATCAAACCCTCGATCTTTGAGGAGTCCAATCACGTCCCCCGCAACATTGTCTTCGCCTTTGCCAAACGAAACTGTGATGTCGTTCTTAATGATGTCATCCAAGTTGTTGTCTCGCAGCCAACCCAAAGCCTCGTCCTTGCGATCCTTGGGTATCGAAGCAGCCACAATCATCTTGCGCTCGACGACCGAGCCGTCAACGTCAAGACGCTCGACCCCCATCTCATCCATCAAGGCTGGGATGTTCTCGACTGAGAGCTTGTGCTTCTCTTGCTTTAAGGTTTTGATATAGTCCTCCGCTTCGCTGATCTTTGCTTCAACGTCACGCAGTGTTCGAACCAGTTGACTGAGCTGTTTACCAGTCCCAGTATCAATAGACGCGAGCGCCTCTGATTCGTCGAAGTAGTCTTCAAATATGTCTGTCATAAGTTTTTCCTCTTCAGGGTTGATTTAAGTGGAAGCCTCGTGCTATCCACATTGAAGACAATAGTGGAGATATGTGATGGATGTCAACTACAAATATAAACTTCCTCCGTTTAACCATCAGAAAGATGCGCTCGAGTATGGGTGGAACGACCCCGAGTTTGGTCTTTTCATGGAGATGGGGACAGGTAAGTCAAAGGTTCTGATCGATAACATGGGCATGTTGTACCAAGCAGGGCAGATTGACTTTGCCTTGGTCATCGCACCCAAAGGTGTGTACCGTAACTGGGTCGCCAAAGAAATCCCCGAGCATATGTCTGATGATGTCCCGCATCGAGTGATTCGGTGGGTCGCATCACCCAACAAAAAACAAACGGAAGAGATGCAATCAGTTCAAGACAAGTTCGACGGTCTGACAATCTTCGTCATAAACGTAGAGTCTTTCTCCTCGGTCAAAGGACAGACGGCAGGGAAGTGGATGGCTCAGAGGTTTGGTAGCCACGGACTAATCGCCATCGATGAAAGCACCACGATAAAAAACCACAAGGCCAAGCGGACCAAGGCCCTCATGAAGATCGCAGCAGGATTCAAGTATCGTCGCCTGCTGACAGGTTCTCCAATCACCAAGACACCCATGGATATCTATTCGCAGTGCGAGTTCCTCCGCCCTGGGCTCTTGGGTTTTGATTCGTACTACGCGTTCCAAGGAAGATACGCCGTGGTGCAACGTAAAACCATGGGGCAGGCAGCGTTCCAGCAGATCGTCGGCTTCAAAAACCTAGACGAACTGACCCAGAAAATAGATACGTTTTCTTTCCGAGTGCTGAAAAAAGATTGCCTCGACCTTCCCGAGAAGATCTACACTGCTCGATACGTTGGCATGACGAAAGAACAATCTAAAATGTACGAAGACATTCGACGCCACGCAATGGTTCTACTCGAGGACCACCAACTGGTCACCGCACCCGCTGTGATCACACAGATGCTACGGCTCCAACAGATTATGTCAGGGCACCTGAAGACGGACGACGACGAGATGTTGTACTTCCCTTCCAAACGAATGGACGCGCTGACCGAAATCATGGACGAGCACAGAGGCAAAGCTATCATCTGGTCTCGCTTCCGGTACGACATCCAACAGATCACAGCCATGCTGAACGAGAAGTTTGGAGCGGGTTGCGCAGCATCATACTTTGGAGACACAACCGACGATGACCGCAACAACATCGTCAAGAACTTCCAAGACCCAGACCACCCCCTTCGGTTCTTCGTAGGCAACCCCGCAACCGCAGGGTACGGACTGACGTTGACCGAAGCAAACCTTGTGGTCTACTATGCCAATGACTTTAACCTCGAGACGCGCATCCAATCAGAGGACCGCGCACATCGGATCGGTCAAAAGAACAACGTAACCTACATCGATCTGATCTGTGAAGGCAGCATCGACGAACGTATCGTTAAAGCCCTACGGTCCAAGATCGATATCGGGGCCAAAGTATTAGGAGAACAGGCAAGAGAATGGCTCAGTCTAAAACCCACGATGAAATAATCGAAACAATGGTAGACTACAAAAAAGGACTAAGGACCCTCGATACAGGGGCCAAGGTCCTTGCCGAGCAAACAGGGCTCGAGGATGACGTGGCAAAAGCCCTGCTCAAAGGCATGAACAAATCATACACCACCGTCACGCAGATCCGTGGGTACTCCAAAGAAAAAGACTACCAGATCGCAGGGAAAAAACGAAAAGCCAACGAGGCAAAAAAATAACCCCGACACAGTCGGGGCTAGTTAGGTAGACCACAGGCGTGGGTCCTGAGCAGTGGTCAAATAGTATCAGCTCTCTTCCATTTCAGCAACAGCCTTTCGAATCAATACCGAAAGCTGTCGAGCCATGGACCTCTGTTCTTTATTAGAGATCTTCCGAAGCAACTCGTGGTCCTCTTTAATCAGACCGACGTTCTGAAATTGCTGCTTCTCTTTTTCTTTCATCTTTTTACGGGCCATACTTGTCCTCCATTTGTTGACCACTTCTATACTACTGGAGGACAACGTGCAACCTATTCGTCTCGAGCGTCCTTCCGAGCTTCTCGGTCCATGGCGTGAATGAATCCAGCAGGAACCTTGTTCGAAATCCGAATGCATCGCCACGGTATCTCGTCCCGCTTGTCCGAATAGTTCGGAATGCAGTGCGCCGTAACCTCGTCACCCACCTCAAGGTCCATGGCGTCAACGATCCTCCTGTTAAAGAATACGCCGTCACCCTCCTCGTTCGATCCAAACGCACTGTCCGTGTACGTCAGTTCTTCAATCAAAACTTCCATCTGTTCAGAATGAAACTTCTTCTTGGTTTCAAAAATTTGGCTCATTTATTTCTCCTTTGTTGAGTCGGTCTGTGTAGTCTCGTATCTGACGAACTAGGCCCTCGATCCTCGGATCTCGTGGATCATCCCATTCGATTTCGTCAAGTTCTTTTTGTGCATCAGTTAATAATTCTACGATTGAATCCAGTCTCGGGTCCATTTACTTACTCCTACAGGGGACGTTGCAACTGTTGTTTATTGGCGGTGCTAGTCCGGATGATGCGTTACCGAATGCGCCACCATTCTTTTACCATTAATCTGGCGTCCCCACGATACCTATATACCCTCGGGTTCATCTGGTTTGTCCTCGGCCCTGGGTAAATCAAACCGCTTCTTGGTTTCAGACACAAGAGCCATCGTAACCCCCAGGATGTCCGCAATGTCACGCATCAGCATCCGCTGCTTCAACATCCGATTGATGATCTCAGCCTGCTTCGTCAGTTTAAGAGGGCGACCACCCATCTTTCCAAACTTCCCAGTGCGCTGACCGTTCTTATGCTGAGGCGTAGGCTCCCGTGCCATCGGGTTCCCAACCCTGTCAATCTTCAACTGCTTGAGCCACATCTCGCGGTATAAATCTTCATACTTAATGCGCTCAAACTCTGTCATATCTGCTTGCCCGATTTACGAAGATTCTTAACGTATGTATCAAGCTCCTCACGCGCAGCGAATAACTCACGCTGTACATTGGGCCTCGCATCCCTGCGATACCGCTCCTCCTGTAACGCATCAACCTGACGCTTGAGCCAGTTCAACTGAGCCGCTTGAAATGTAGTTAAATCACTGTCACCCATTGCCCAATCCCTCCGGTCGAAGCCTCGGTCGCACCACCGTCTCCATCTCATGGTCCCGCATCTCATAATGCAGGACCAACGCTTTAAAATATTCAATCACGCAACTTCCTCCTCAACACCCCGCAACGTCTGAGCAATATCCTCCAAAGGACCCATGTCCAAACCGATGTTCTCAGCACACCCACGGTATCTTGATAACCAAGATGCCATAGCCGTCGCCGCCTGTCTGCGTAATTCTTGTTGAGCATCACTGCTCTCAGGATCAAACCGCTCATACCCACCACCACTCTTGCGTAAACTCACAGGACTGATGAACGTAGGGTACTCACGAACCGATAAACTAACCACCTGATCATTGGTCGTCGTGTCTTGAACCACGATCCTTAGACCACTCGCCATCTGACGAGCCAACTGGATACGTTGTTGACGCGCAGCTTCCGCATCATCCATACCATAGAACCAATCATATGCCTCATGATCAGGCTGTCCACCCAACCAATCTACAAACTCATGCGGAACAAACATGTTGTTCCCAGATGCCGCTAGATATTCGTCAATAATTCTTTGACGTTCTTTCTTTGGAAAACCAGCCATTTCTTTTCTCCTTATATAGCTGTTTAATTGACCGCCGTACCCCGACTGATCGCAACGGACCAAACCCCGCCACGCAACGACCGCCGTACCGTAACCGCAACCCGACTGACCGCAACGTAACTCGTCATACCGCGCCTCGACCGCCTGAACAAACGATACCAAAACCAATAAAACCGAAACACATCTCACCCCGACCGCCGTACCGTGACCATAACTTAACCGAACACATCACACCTCACCTAGAGTGACCCCGACCGCCTTAACTAACCACACAGGAACGCGCCGTAACATGATACAACATGCCGAACCCCGACCGCCTGAACATACCGCAACAAACCGCAACAGATCTAACCGGATCTCGCCCCGACCGCCTGACCCAACCAGACCGTACCCCGCCCTAACCGAACGTGCTCGACCGCACCTCACCCAGACCGTGTAACCTTGACCAAATGGATGGGGGCTCGCGGCCCCCGATCCTTCTTACGCAACTAAAGTAATATCACGGCGGGATCTCTCCTCCGCCATGAACTGCATCAACTCCTCAGTCTGCTCATCCGCAAACACAGGGTTGTCCATCGCATCCTGCTGAACCGCTCGATCCTCCAACATCAACTCATCCCACTCACTCTGAAATGAACCCATGCTGTCCTCAGTCAGAACTTGGAACGTGCCAAACGATCCTCGGCCCTTCTCCTGCCGGAAGTCTCCAATCCCTACAATCGATCCCGCATTCGTCAATAACGACACAATCGAATACGCAGACAGGGTTGGTTGTACATACGCAATGTCAACCTCCGCACACCAACGAGGCAAGTAAGCCCGCGTCCGCATGTCCGGCGTCTTGTTCATGTCCGCAGAGCGAACCATGTCAATCTTTAACTGAGGCTTGCCCCATATCTGAACATGCGTCTGAGGTAAAAAAATCAATCGCTGCACACTCGTCTTCGTAATCCCGTCAGTCTCCAACGCAGCCGTAGCCATCGCGCCCTTGACCCCTGGAGCAGGGAAACACAACAACGTATCCCCAAAAGACTTCTTGTAAACCGAATCACGAAACTCCTGCTCAGGATTGTGCTTGATCTCTTTCTTCTGCGCCGCAGTCTTGCGACCCCCACCAATCAACAAATCACGCATAGCCTTGCTGCTCATGCTGTTGAAATACAACGGGGTAGTGCCCATCATCCGAAGTTTAACGCGACCCTGCTTCAATGGTTGAATTTCCAATGCAGACTCTTGTGGTGCTTTCTTCGTTGCCATGTGTTTTCTCCTTACTTGGCTTCTAGTTGATAGTAACTTGTTTGTGACATGCGCCCTGCGCGTTAGTCAAGAACTTTTTTTCACAATCCAAACGCCCTCGCGCCCAGACTTCTTTCCAGTGTCCACAATTAAACCAGCCTTGTGTAACTGAGTCATCGTCGTCCGAACAATCGAAAGCCGCAAACCCATGCGATCCGATAACTGACGAGCGGTCCCCGCTCCTCGGGACAACTCTTGAAAGACCTGCTGTCTCCGCGTGAGTTGATTAGACTGCGCATTCTTCTTGATGTTCGCCCATATCTTTTTCAGTAAGTTCATTTCTCTACCTCCTTTAATGTTACAGGCTCGGTGTAAATATCTACGACCCCAACCTCCTTCTCCTTCGCTCCAATTTGAAACGCAAACTCTCTGATTCCCAAGCGTGACGCCTCAACAACATTGTGAGCCTCGACCATAATCATACGCTGAACCACGCCCTCGCACGTCACCTCGTAAACTTTCTTAACCATCGTTCGAACACTCCTCACACACAGTAGCAGACTCGCCCATGATCAACGTAACCCACTCCCCGCAATCACACAAACGCTCAACCTCGCCGCCCCCGCCACAAGCATCGCAAGTCTCCAACTCACAATACAACTCACCAATGTCACGACCCGCATTGTGAGGCATCGCAACCTCAAACTCAACGGTTCCCGCACCTTGGCACTCGGAACACGCATCCATCACAGGCGTCTCCTGCAACCGCATGAACTCCTCTTTCATCTTACCCACGATCCTTCCTCCTTAATTGATTGACGCCCAAGTTATAAATCAACTCGCGCTTTAAC